AGTTTTTAATGTAGCTAATGTAAAACTCACGATGTTGTTATTGTAACTGTACCTAAAGCACTTGTCATGCTATCAGGTGTTGTAATTTTTGTGCCTATAATACCAAGGTCAAAGTTAGTATAAACCGTAAAAATTGTAGGGGATATGCTTATGTCAGGTCTAGGCTCTCTAACAGCTTGGGGGTCTACCTTATTTGTTCTTGGTTCAAGCTGTGGGTGTTTCGATTCATAACACTCAGGACATGTTTTTAGACCATTCCACTCTTTACGCAACTCACGTAAAAAATATCTGAAGCCACATCTATCGCATATTGCGTATGGATTTTTGTTAGTAGCAAAAGACATTAAGCAATATTGTAATGAGATACATCAGGCGTAATTTTTACTGAAGCTCTATCCTCATCTGATGCTAATGCCCTTTGGAACTCTTCATCATATATCGCTTTTAACATGGATGTTTTCTCAGGACTTTTTTTAATTGACAAATAGTATGCTAAACCAGCAGCCAAACAAGGATAAAATCTAAAAGGCATTTGTAACGTATCTGTGGCTGCGTCTACATCATCCATGCGTGTAAGCACATTCATGTGTACTGTATAAGTTGTTGATTTATCAGGAGTTGGATAGACGCTTATGGTTGGGTTTATTTGTTTATCAATAAAAAACTGTAAAGGTTTACCTGTCGTAGATTTATTAGGTATAGATGCGTATTCGCTTCTTGATAATCTTGTCATTTGTAAGTCAGAGTTTTCTGAGTTAACAGTTTGTCTAACAAAAGCATCTAATACGTCTATTGGCGCACTCGCTACACTAGAATCTACATTATAAGTAGTAGTGTCTTTGACCATGGTTACAGTTTTTTCTTGTATAGTCCACTGATTTAGGCCTCTGTTTGCCCATTCTGCCAACAGCAAGTTAAGACTTCTTCTTGCAGTGCGTAAGTCGTAAGCAGTTCGTAGCTCTAAGCCACATCTTTCGAACGCCTCCTCGACATAATCGGCAACGTCCAATTCAAAGTTTTTAGAACCTGATACTGCCATTTATTTATTTTTTAAGCTTTCCGCCTCGTCCTAGTTTTTTAACACCCGACTTACCAGCCATTCCACCTTGTTTCATTTTGAGCTTGCCACCCCTACCTAGTTTTTTAACACCTGATTTACCAGCCATGCCGCCTTGTTTCATTTTAAGCTTACCGCCTCTACCAAGTTTTTTAACACCAGCTTTACCGCCACCCATCATTTTCTTTACGCCTGATTTAGGGTTGCCTTCCATGTCAACCTTAACCACGCCTGATTTAGGTGTAGCACCACCGCCTGCCATTTTAAGAACGCCACCTTCTTTCATAGACTTTGCTATTTCTTTTTTATCGGCTGGCGACAAACTGCCTACTAATTTTTTTAAGCCTTTTAGTTTATTTTTCACTTTTTACTCCTTCGTTTCAAAATATCTTGGAAATCTTTTACATCCCAATCTTTATAATACCCTATTTTTTCTAATGTTTCAGATGCTTTATTCAATTCATCTAATTTTTGCATAAAAACCATATTATAACTTTCGTCAAAATGTGGCTCAAAATGTTCTTGGTCTACTACAACCTTTTCATCATGTTGTTGATGAAAACCCATGACCCACAAGTTTTCACTATTAACGAAAGCATTTAACATGGCGATTCTACTATCAAAAGTAAACATGTCTAAATCCATGTTTGTATCACAATAAATAATAACATCTTTGTCTGTAGGAAAATTTTTACTTATATCTACTAGGTCTGTCCAATGTAAACATTTAGATAATATTACATCTACCCTATTGTTTTCCCATGTTTTTTTTGCATAAGGACATACAGGTTGTTCTGTTTCTAATACTTCCTTAGACCAATCTCTAACCTCTTGTCTTATAAGCTGTTGACTAATCATTTTTTCTTTTTTACAAATGTTTTTACGTTTGTTGGCTTGCCACCAACACCTTGCTTTCTTGCTCTTTTTCTTTTCACAGCAGAACGCTTTTGTGCTTTAGTCATACGATTGGCAACCCTTCTAGGCACACACTTTGGATATTTTCTTTTAGAACCTTTAGCTTTTTTTCTACCGCACTTTTCATGGCCACCACCTTTCTTTTTTGAGCCAATATCAACCCAATCTTCGGCAAACCACTTAGTAAGTCCTTTCATTACCTGCCACGCATTTTTGTTTTCTTTCTTCTGTTTTGCATTACTGCACCACAGCCTTTTGCTATAAAACCACCATTTCTAGCGTGTATAACGCCTCCTGTTGCCTTACCTTTTGCACCCTTATACTTACCACCTCTTTTTTTGTATGTTCTTACAAGCCATGCAGAAGCATAAGCACTAGGAAAAACATCAAACTTTCTCTTAGCTTCAGCCTTTACTCTTGCGTACAAGCTTGGGTTTGCAACATTACTTGGTGTTTTTGATTTCTTTGAAGCCTTACCACCCTTTTTTAAATTAAGAGTTTCTAAAGTCTTAGCTTGTTTAGCGTGTGTGTTACTAGCTTTTTTTAAAGCCTTAGATACTTTCTTAATTTTATTTTTTACTTTCTTTTTAACAAACATTTTACTACCCTCTTTTTTTTCTTTTTCGTTTAATTTTGGCTTTACTTAATGCTATAGCCACAGCCTGTTTTTGTGGTCTACCTTCTTTTTTTAACAATCTTATGTTTTTACTAATCGCTTTGCGACTTTTTCCTTTAGCTAATGGCATCTAACACTTCCACCTGCGTCTTGCTTGTCGTATGCGTGAGTTGGGATTATTTCTGACTTTTGCTGAACTTTTTTTAAGCTGTCCTAAAGACCTAGCACAAAAAGATTTACGTCTTTTTGCAGCTTTACTACCTTTTTTGACTTTACCTGTTACTGCTGTTTTTAGTTTAGAACCGGGATTTGCCCTCCTATATGCAGCAACACCTTTTTTAGTCATGCCTGCACCAGCTTTGGTAGGGCGATAGTTACCGCCCTTACCAATAGTTCTTCTGATATTTTTAGCTTTTTTTCTAGGTTTTGCTTTAGCTTTTGCCATTCATCTAATAATTCTTTGTCAATACAAGAATAATAGAATAAGTGTCGCCACTAGAATGACCTTTGGTTGTAAAGTCTATGTCACCTGTTACGCCACTACCCGCATTATTAGGTATGCCTGTAAACAAGTCATAATACTCATCACCTGTGCTATCTGCTGGTAAACCTATAGCAAGCACGTTAGAAGTTGCATCAAACTCTATGTTTACTCCCATACCTGCACATGCCCAGTAAATTCTTGTTATAGAAACAGAAGTACATGCTTCACCTTTATCGTTTTTCTCTAAAGCTGATACATCTACTTTTTTTACTGCGCTTTCGCCTGTGCCATCTGATACGTTAGTAAACTTCAAAATAGCCGTTCTTTGGCCATCCTGTATGGTTTGTGAAGTTACTGCGTCTGCCATAATTTACTCCTATTAAGCGTCAGCAAATGGTGTAACTATAGTGCCTGAGCCTAAAATAATACCTTCAACAGCATATTTAGCTGAAGCCATAGCAGTTACTTTAACAATACTGCCTGCTAGTCCACCCTTTGTAGAACCGTTCATTGTGATTACATCGTTAGATGCACCAGATATAAATGTTTTACCTGTACTGTCATCTTTACCTGTATATAAACCACCAACAAACTTATCTGTTCCATCCGTTTTAATATCCATATCTGTAGCTGCTGTCTCTACTACAAAGAAGAAAGTAGCTCCAAGGTTATTGAGTTGATTAGGGTCGGTATTGTCACCGGGGTCAGTTGTTACAATGCTTGGCAAAGTAAATTTACCGTCTGCATCGTTACAAGTTAATATTTTGCCAGAGTGTGCTGCAACTGTAAGTGTTGTATCTGCTGTTAAGCTCACCACATTTGCATTACCTGCTGAAATAAATCCTGCTAATGATTTTACAGGACCACTGAATGTGCTTAGTGCCATAATTTTTCTCCCGAAAAATAAGTTCTATTATCTTGGCTTGTCTGCTAGGTCAGTTAATAGAACAAGTTAATAAATCCTAGAATTTGATTGTATATTAGTTTTTTGCAAAAAAAAAGGGAGCATCAAGCTCCCTTTATTAGTTAAGAACCTTAGGCTCCTTGTGAAGCAAATACTCCACGCCAGTTAGATACACCAAATGAATATCTTTCTCTAGCTCTATATCTAATGTTACCTGTTGAAAACTCAGGCTCCATTGTGGTTTCCATAGGTGTTCTATTGAACATCTTTAAACCTTCTCCATCTTCATTTACTGATGTAAGTATGAAATACGCATCAGGGTCTGTGAGATAGTGATTTACACTAAAGCCACTAGGTACTGAAGATTGATTTTTAATAGAGTTAATATCATTGTCTGATGTAGCAACTCTGCCCGGTGTATTTAATAGTCTATCAGCCACAAAAACAAGTTGTGGTGGAACAATTAATTTGTCAGGACGAACTGCAATAATCAAGTTCTTGTCATCAACAAATGTCGATATATCAATAATATTATCTTCTAGTGAAGTTTCATTGAGGTCAGCCATAGTTGTTGCCCTATTACGAGCAGTACCACCACCCACTAATGGGTGTGCTGTGGAAACTAATGGTTGTCCATCACCAATAGTAAAATCAGTGCTAAACGCATTGTTTAATACATTTGCACCTTTTACTTCTTTGGTATGTTGCATTGAACGTGCCAATGCTTTTGTGTATCTACGACCGAGTTGGTCATATAAATTGTCTTCGATTGCCTCTTCTGTTAGAGAGAAAGCAAGTGCCACAGTTTCGTGTGTATATCTTGCAGTATATCCTTCTGAAGCATTATCGAAGCTTACGCCAGCACCTTCTTCCTTGACAGGAGCTGCACCAAATCCAACTACTAAAACTTCTTCTTCAAAAGCTCTGTCTGAGTCTTCGATAGAATATAGTTCTTCATATTCGTTTTGATATTCGTCATATTCAAGTCC